GCGGCGGCACGGAACTCCAACTGTGCGAAGTCGGCTTCCATAATCTTGCCACCTTCCCAGCGCGATACAAAAACCTTCTTGACAGGAAACGTACCACCACGAGGCATGTTCTGCATGTTTGGGTCAGCACCAGAGAACCGTCCTGTAGCAGTGCGGTGCTGTAGTAGACGAACATGCAGTTTACCGTCTGACTTAGTATAATTCTGGATGCCATCCACAAAGGATGACAGGTATGTTTCTACTGCTGACAATCGCCGTACTTTTGACAAGAAGTCAACAGCATCATCCATACTCCTTGCTTTAGCAGATACCTCAAGCAATTCAAGATTGCCCTTACTTGTGCTGAAGCCATTAGCACTAGCCCACTTAGGCGATGGTGGCTTGAACTTCAGACCTGCGACATCCACAGTAGGCCGAAGAACATAACCATTAGTACTGCAGTTCGTGCATCTATTATCTCTAGCATAAGGAGTTCCATCTTTCTTTACCTTTCTTATATAACCAGAACCATTGCATGGCTTGCACTGTTCAGCAACAGTTTTGTACAAACGCTCTGTGCCTGAAGCGACAAGAGTGCGGAAGTCTGGGTCATCCATGTATGGGTCAATTGCTGAACCCCAATACTGTTTGTCACGAACTTTGCGACTGAAGATAACCCAAGACAACTGCTCTGGACTGTTCAAGTTGATGGGCGTATCCCCCATTAATTTACGCACATGCTTTTGTAAGTCTTCTTTAAGTTTGTCACGCTCTGATTCAAACTGCTGTCGTACATCTTCCAATACAGTAAGGTCAACCTTAAAGCCACGCTGATAGATACGTGCCAGTGTAACACACACCTGATTGGTCAGGTCAACTGTACCCATCAATGTAGCATCACTGCTGTTCAAGCGATACATCAACTTGTCTGACAGTTGCTGTGTGGCATGAAGGTCAGCAGACAGATAGTCAGACAACTCATCGTGAGGTATATCACGGACACTATAACCTTTGGCGAAGTATTCCTTGAGTGTGTCTTGCTTCTTCGTATCCAACTCATAGCGTTCAGCGCAAGCCTCAAGAGACAGTGGTTCTTTCTGTCCACGCTGTAGCACATATTCTGCAAGCATTGTGTCGAACACAGGCCCATCATACTTGAATCCTGACTCCCACAACCACAGCAAATCGTGTGCCGCATTGTGCATAATAAGCACGGTGGCATTGTCCAGCCATTCCTGTACTACAGTATGTCCAGATACATCTGCATCAACCTCACTGTGGTCAAAGGTAACATGACGCTCAACACCTTGGTCTGACAACATACCAACCATGACCAATGCATTGTCAGGCTCGAATGGGTCTAGGTGCATCTTACCACCGCGCTTGGTGACTGTGTTTTCAACATCAAGTGTTAGTTTCATTTGGCTCATCCTTTAGAACGTAGGTGGTAATAAAATGAGGTATGTTCTTGTGAAAATACCACTTTCCCTTACCAGCAACTCTCCATTTGTTTGAGATAAGACTCACAATAAACTTATTGTCTAGTAAGACACAGCCTTGTCCATATGGCTCAACATTAACAGGTTGCTGTATTAAAGCAATGAGTTTTGTTAATCGTTTCACTTCTCTTCTGTAACTATTACTGTATCTGTCTTTGTGGTAATTTTCAAGGTCACAATCATCCGCAAGTTTTTTGTGCCGCGCAAGTTCCTCTAACAAAAATGGCAAATCATTTACAGTATAACTCATGCTACATACCTCGCTGTCTGGTATTCAAGTTCACAGTGTACACTGCCATGCCAGCCTGTCAACTTGTTTTTTACAATGTTCAAGTGACGCTGTGTGTCCTCTTCATCTTGACCTTCGACTGGTGGGTTCTTTGCAATCATAACCATGAGGTCAGCCTCTGCTGCCTTACCAGTACGACTGCCTTCCATCATGCTTTGATTCAAAATAATCTTACCTTCAGCATCGGCAGACAACTGCGACATATAGAACACAGCACACTCATATTCCTTTGCAATCATACGAGCATGTATCGCATTGGCCTTCAGAGCCTCGTCTGTACGAGCAAAGCCGCCTGTCTTGGCAAACTTGTCACCCATGTCCAACAGCAACACATCGGGCTTGTATGACTTAGCGACACTCTCGACCCAAGCCATATCACGACCTGTAGCATCCTTAATCTTGATGCGTTCTTTGACAGGCGCATAAAGGTCACGAGCCTTTGATGGATTGTCTTTAATCTCACGCATTGTCATGCCTGTCGCGGCTGTCAAGTATCGTGCGCCAACACGGTGGTAACCTTCTTCGTTACACAGCACAATGCAGTTAGCACCCTGATGTGCAAAGCCGCCCGGTGCGGCAATCAGTGATGCATGAAATGATGTCTTGCCAGTGTTAGGTCTTGCACCTACCTCAATCAAGTGACCAGCATTAACGCCTTCAACCTTACGAGTAAGCGGTGAGATGTTGAATGTCCAACGTGCTTCGAGGTCATTACGTGCCAGCAATGTTTCAATCTCAATGTCATCCCACTCAATGTTAAGATTGGGTGTGAAGTCATCACCGTACTGCTCCATCAATGCCCGAAGTTTTTCGAGACTGGATGCAGAACCATTGACCATATCAAAGCCAATGTTTGCAACGTCTTCGCCAACAACCTGTTGGAATAGTTTGGACAGCACTTCTTGTGCAATGTCCCCACCCATCGGGCTTTCTTTTTTAATCTGACTAAACAGACTTGAGTACGCCTGTTTTTGTGCGGTGGTCAGCGTTGGGTTGTTTGACATGAACAGTGCCTCAATCTCATCGGGCGTTACTGTCCGTTCATACCTGTCCATTGCTGTGTCGATGGCTTGCTTAATCTTACGCACATCTTTGCTAAACAGCCTGTCAGGACATTTTGCTCCACGATGGTCATCGTAGAACGATTTGTCCATGAGACTACGAACCAGTGATAATTCCATGTTCTTCTCCTATGTTGGTCAACATTTCCATGTCCGTTGGGTTACGGTATTTTAAATCGTCTGTTAATCGAAGGACACGAACTGTGTCAACATGCCCTCGTAATTCTTTTGCAAACGATAAGGTCTTCGGCAAAGCATCGGGGTCTAATGCAATGACTGCTGTCGAGAACTGCGAGAGATACCTCTTGTGTGAATCCTGTAATGATGTACCCAACACAGCGACCCCAACAAATACATCATCACCAACAACTGCGGCACTCACGCAGTCCTCAACAACTACGGCAACTTTACCACGACCATATGCGTATGGCAAGCCACTTTTTCCATATCTTTTCCATTTGGGTAATCGCTTGGTCATTGCACGACCTGTTGCATCAACAATCTTACCATCATGCTTGATTGGAAATACAACACGCTGTTCTTTCACATCACACATCAAACCAAGTTCTTCGGCATCAAGGCCATACAATTCTGAAGCCCACTCAGCCACATCAAAGTTGTGCGGCACAATGTACTCTGGCAGTACGAAGGTGGCTTCAGAGGCGTACTCATCAGCACCAGAGAAGCCTGTACGAATGTCATCAACAGACAGATGAACACGAGTACCGCCACGAACACCACAGGACATCTTGTAACAATTCCATACAAGAGAACCCATGTTGTTGGTCACTGTAAATGTCTTGACACCATTACAAGCAGGACAGTTCATCCTACGTGTCTCTCCATTACTAAGACCTAAATCACTTACAGTGTAATATATATTATTCATGTAATATCACTTTCCTTTGCGGCAGTTGAAATGCTTTTATCATGCTTCTGACGCTCCGTCAATGCATAACTTGCACTCGTAAGTGTATTTTTCATGTATGGTTTTACTGATGCAGGATTAGCGTGTCCTGTAACCGACATAATTTGTCCGATACCGACACCTGCTTCTACCATTTCTGTTGTGCCTGTACGCCGCAAGTCTGATAACCTGAGTTCCTGCGACAAATTAGCGCAGTTCATTATCCTTCGTGCGAAGAACGGCAACTTGTGCAGTGTGTACGGCTTGTATTCACCGTTGATTGGGTTAGGGCGTGGTGCAACATACTTTTGAAAGCCAAAATCCTCGTGTTGATGCGTCAACATGTCGCACAAGTCATCTGAGATAGGCAGATGTACATCGGCGCGGCGTTTAGACTGCTCAATATGCACTGTCTTTGTCTCAAAATCAATGTTGTCCCATGTCAATAGACGCATGTCACCAAGACGCTGACACCATTCATACGCCATATGTGCAATCAAACCGATGTTGCGGGTGCTAAAATCGCTGTACGCTACATCTAAGAACCGTTGCACATCATCCCTAGTCCACACAACCTTGCGCTTGTCAGGTGTACGCTTGCGGATACTAGAGAATGGATTGGTCAAACACAATTCCATACGCAACCCATGATTGAATACAATCCTTGTAGAAGACAGCACATGGTTAGCCATTGTGATACCCTTCTCGCACCACTCATTGTAAGCAACTTTAGCCATGCGTGTAGTGACATCCTCAAGAGGACACTGGCAGAGGGCAACGCCCTCTACCTCTGTGTTCAACATGACACCAAGAAAGTATTGATACTGTTTCTTAGTTTCATCTCGTAAGTTCCTGAAATCATAGGACTTTTCATAGTCTTCTACAAGTTCTTGTATTAACATTATGCTGCCACCAGATGACGAAACTCAGGGGTACTAATCCACTTGGATACTTCTTGCTCTCGTGTCCACATAGATTGTGACTCAGTGTCCTTGCCTGTATTACGAAGGCTGAAACCATTACGCTCATCCGCATAGGTTGCGTAGTTGGTGAAGGCACTGTAGAGAGCAAAGACATTACGCCCACGAACAGATGTCTCTTGGTTGTACAGGGAGTACATCTTCTCTGCCTTGCGGTCAGACTTGATGATACGCTCCAGCAAATCCTTGACATCATAGGATGGCATAGGTGTCACTGCCCAATGCTGCAATGCCTCTACCTGATTGTAGAAATCATTACGAGACTGTTCCAGTTCTTTGATGAACCTGTCCATAGAGAACAGTGCGCTATTCTTTCTACGAATCTTATCATATTCACCGCGAATGAGGCCATTGGTACAGAAGAAGTCAATAGCACCGAAGTACACCTGATTAGAACACGAACCATCCACACCATGCAGTGCAATGATACGCTGAGAGACAGTGGTCTCATGACGGTCAGTATGAATCTTTGCTGTCACCTCTGGCAGTGTCATGTCCATCAAAGCCCATGCATTGTTTCGGGCTGTCTTGTATCGGATGTTCATGTTGTTGGTGTCAATCTCACCTAGGCTTTCAGTGATAGTGTCATGCACCCCATTGAAAAAGTCAGGGTGACTAGCACAGTTGAAACTGTTACCAACAACACCGATGTACTCACCAGTCTTTGCATTGATAACATACTTCTTCTCGCTAAACTTTGTTGGCTCAAATGCTACATCAAAGTCGAGGTCTTCAGTGATAAGGTCAAATGGCATGATAAATCTCCTTTTCTGCCGTAAACTGTACTTGTGTTATACAGATATTTTATCGCAAAGTCAAGTGTCCCAGCGATAAAACATATGGTCACCTATCTGTGCGATAAGTGTCTTCGTTTCTGCCCACTCAGGGTAGACATAAGTGGCGTGGTAATGCGTTGCACCTTCGGTGATGTCTTCTAAGTGTCCAACATACACACCATATGCAATTAATCGTGCTTGTTCCCATGCTTTCTCGTCTCGTGGCTTGTCACTCTTACCGTCACAATACCAACTGAATTGACAACGATTACGCACAGGGAAGTCAGGCTTCCATGAGTATGTCGGGCTTTGCTTAACCACCTCACATACAGTATCAGGATACCTGTCATCGTAGGTACGGTTAATTACCACCTGTGCCACCGCAACCTGCCCCACATAGGGCTGGTCACGAGCCTCGTGATACACATTCAGTGCAAGACATACGATAGCGGCTTCAAACATTAGTCAGCATCCTCTTCGTGAAGCACATAGTCTGCATACCATGTAGGTTTACCATCATCATCCTTTTGTGGAACAAATTGCATCGTGCGGCGAATCAGATATTCCAAGTATTCCAACTTACCTACATCAGAAAGCCAGATGTCCTGACATTCATGTATGTTCTGAAGTGTGCTTCGCAAGTCATTGTAAGCCTTGAGAAACTGTACTCTATCCTCGTGTGTAATGTTCATGTCACATACTCCTTTCAAAATTGTATTTGCTTTCAGCCAACCACGCTGGCATCTCACGCCCTTTGTTGTATCGGGCAAACTTTAGTTTGTCAACGGCATAGAACGCACGGTACGCAACGATAGGCCACTTCTCATCTGTCTTCAGTTCATCATGACCACTGAAGCACTGCGGGTGTGGTGTCAATGCACCTTCAGGGATAAGTGTTCGTGCCTCGTGCAATGCTTCATAGTGCTTGCTTGCACCATGT